CGACTTCACGTCCATATGCTTCAATCTCCCATAATGATTCCCAATATTCATCACCTTGGTATTGTTCTCGTTGAAACGTTACCAAGTTCCCTTTTTCATGGAATTTTAATTCACCTTTAGCGTATTGTTTAACGTGAACCATTTCATGTGCAAGACATTGTAGAACACGCTTGCCAAGTTTATTCCATTCCAAATTTATTACAAACTGCTTATTACTTGGCATTCCTAGAACATCATCTTTAGGAAACGCTTCACCAAGTATTTTGTTTTTCGTATAAAAATCTTTTATGACGTTTACATTGATTTCTAATGTATTTGACAACCTATCAGTCATCAAACGACTTGCATAAAAATGCGTAGCCATCTTCAGAATTTTTCGTTCCTTTGGTGTCAATGTGACACCTTTCGACCTTAGATTGAGTTTCATATCTTTTTCCTATCTTATGTCTATTGTAACACCATTTATGGTATCCTGTCAACATATATTTAGTGAAAAGACTGGTATTTCACATTATGAAATTAAACCTTTAGATTGCCAAAATCTCTGTTTTTCTGCATTCTTTTGCCAAATCCAGACTTATCAAACACTGGTTTATCGTCTTCAATCTGTCCACTGTCGGAAATGTTAGTCTGCGCTGACTCTTCTGCATCATACAGTTTCATTTTCGCCCTGTCAACACCAATCACAAAACGTTTGTTTGTTGTTGGATCACTATATCGATTCTTCAACTGCTTGACCATAATCTGATTCAAGTCTGCAAGTTCTTCGGTTGAAATCAAAGCAAACATCAAGTCTGCTGTAGCTGGCAAACCAAATGATTCTGAAGTATCTTCAAGACCAACGTCAGAGTTTGTGTAACCACTTCTCGTTGTTTGTGTAGCTGATACAATTGGAAGTTTATGTTCAACTGCAAGACCACGCAACTCTTCTGCAATCGCTTTGATGTATGTGTATGAGTTAATAGAAGAACCCATCTTCATACGTGCAGAAGAACAAATGTTCAGATAGTCAATGTAGATAATATCAGGAATGAATTGTCGTTTCAATTTCAACTCATTCAACAAATGATTGAAGTGATTTACGTTTGCACTAGCGGTTGGATATTCTTTGATGATTAGTTTACCCTTAGTCTTCTCACGCAAAGATTCAACTTTCTTCAAGTATGTTTCTTTAGGCATTCCAATCAATCTATCAAGTTCAACGTTCATCAAGTTAGCATCGATACGTTCTGCAATACGTTCTTCAGCCATTTCCATTGTAATATAGAGAACGTTCTTACCCATCGTTAGATTGGCTGCCGCACAATGACACATGAACAAAGATTTACCAACACCAGTACCAGCAAGAACAATGTTCAAAGATTTTTCTGCAAGCCCACCTTTAGTGATTCTATTCAGATAGTCGAGGTCGAATGGGATTCGTCTTTCAACTTTATGATAGAAGTCATATCGTGTCTCTGCGTCATCAATAAAATCGTGACCGATGTGATTATCAAAAGAAACAGAAAGCGCATCTGCTAGAATTTTAGGGATCGAACCCTTATCAAGTTTTTCTGCATTGTTCTTATTCTTGTCATCAAGAATCTGAATGCTCTGCATGATGCCATTGTAAATAGCTTTTTCTTGGCAGAAATCTTCTGTCGCATCAATCAACCACTTAGTGTCTGATACTTCAGGATCAATTGTAATCGATTTAACAAGTGCGATAGTTTTCTTGTGCTGGTCATCAGTTAAGTTTACTCTTTTATCAATCTCAATGACCAACGCTTCTTTCGTTGGCATTGTATTGTACTTGTTTACATAAGTTTGAATTTCATCGAACAAAAGTTTTTCTGACGATTCTTGAAAATATTCACCTTTAATAAATGGTAATGTTTTTCGTGTATACTCTTCATCCAGTAATAGGTGTTTGAGTATTTTTTGTTCCAAGTTCATTCTTATACCTTTTCTCTGCTTCGTCTAATGCGTGTTTCAGCAAGTCATTTAAAACCTCACCGAGATATGATTCAAATACATCATTACCTTTGAGTTCTTTGTGTTCTTCACTTATTATATCATAGTTGAAGCCAATTGAATAGGTTCCGTCAGGATTTTCTTCTTCGGCAAAGTTAATTTCGCCGAAATGAAATACAGTATCTTTAAAGTCGCCAGCAGTAATCTTAATAGTAGCGACAACATCTTTATCTTTGTATCTGATATCGCTTTCGGCAATTTCGTAAGTCTCTTCAATCTTCATTGATTAACTCCACCTCATCTAATATTTCGTCTTCAACAACATCAACACCATCTTGTCCATACAAGAATTCTTTCTTACACGCTTCGTCAATCAATGCTAAGATATCAGGTGTAAAATACTTCTCTGGCTCTTCGTTGATGTTCTTACCGAATACTTTAGTTCCATTGGCAAGTTCATATCGTGTAGAAACTTTCTTAATGATGCCATACTTTTCTGCGATTTCAAGCAAGCCAAAGTATCTATCAAGCCCTGTGCTGTATGTGATCTTCACTTCAACTTGAGAGTTTTCTTTCGTCAAACGTGACTTCTGCAACTTGCAACGAACGATGTTACCAATAACAGCAGTACCATCTTTATCTTTACGCTTAGACAAGTAAACGATTGTGGATGCTGTATACTTCAAGCCAGAACCACCAGACATTTCTTTAGTTGGAATATATGCACCAACAACATCATAAACGTGATTCGTTACAAGCAAAGGCACACCAATCTTAGCAAGTTTCAAATTCAATACACGAAATGTTGCTTTGAGAATTTGACTTTTTGTCATGTCTTTTGTTTCTTTACCTTCAGCAGTATCTTCCATTTCTTTAGTAGAAGACAACTGACCAAGAGAATCAAGAACCATAATCATTGGCTTGCGTTTAGCTTCTGGTTGTGCTTGATACTTCTCAATGATTTGCAATGCAGTATGACGAAACTTTTGAATCGTATCTGGTTCGGAGATTACGACACGCTTAGTGTCAACACCACGGGATTCCATCATTTGTTTTGTAACTGCGGCTTCTGTATCAAAGTAGATAACACCGCCTTCAGGATTTGCGTCAAGAAATTGTTTGACAATGCCAAGCACAAAGAATGTTTTGCCAGTTGATGATTCACCAGCGAATGCAGTCACCTTGTTGTTAGGTACACCGCCATAGATGCTACCCGATAGAACAGCATTCAATGCATATGAACCTGTATCGATGCATCCACTATACTCAGCAGATGCGCCACCGTCAGATAAAATCTTTGTGTCTTCATCTTTCAATTGGTCAACTAAATCTGTAAAAAAATTGCTCATTGTGTTTTTCCTTCATAATATTTTGTTAATAACTTTGGCGAATGTTGTTCATACTCAGTAACATCAGGTTCGCTTTTCTTCTGCACCTCTAACTCATAGGTACGCTTACGGAGTTCCGATGTGCTATAACTATGATTTCTTACATGATAGTATAACTCAATTCCGTTCTCAATGCAATATTGTTTGCCAGTAAAGTCTTTATTTTTGTATTCTTCACCGAGAAATCTGATATGCATTGTCTGTGTCATAATCAGATTTGCTAAATCTTCTTCAGTAAGATAAACAAGAATCTCATCCACATACTTACATGCTTGCAATTGAACATATCGTTCATACACCGATTGTACAGGCTTATTCTTTGTGCTAGGTCTATCTACTGTAGGATCAACTTGTAACGCAACAATCAAATAGTCACACAACTTTTTTTCCATCTTTAGCATCGTCACATGACCAGCATGAAATAAATCAAATGACGAACAATTAAAACCAATTTTCATAAATTATTTTCCTGCAAACTCTGCATATTTTGATCTACCATCTCTGGTGTATTTACGTTTAAAATCTTCTAGTTCTTCTTTCGTCATGGGTATAGGTTCCATGAGTGATGCATTCAAATTTTCATCACCAAAAGATTGTTCTGACGTTTGTATTTTTTGTTTTCTTTTTCGTTTTGATGCAACTTCAGCAGGTGGAATATTGACTTCATACCCACCAGACTTTTCTTCTTTTTCTTTTGCTATTTGTCTCAATGAAAAGTTGCCTGCAATAACAAGCAAAACTGCCATTGGGTCAAATACAAGAACCAAAAGAATGATAACGAATCGTACAGACTTATCTAGTAAACTAGAATCAATGCTATCGCCGTAGATTAGCGCCGCAATATATTTGATCGGACCAACCTCTGCTTCCACTTTACGAATTTCGGTGGCGATAGGAGCCCTTTCTTCATTAAGAGTCGAAATCCGCTTGTTATATGTTTCGATTTCTTTAAGAATGCGACCACGTTCTGTCTGTTGGGTTTTGCGTAGACTTGCCGCTTTCTCGGCACCCTTTTCGTTTGTTGAACGAACCATAACTTGGTCCACAGCCTCATCCATTTGTTTGAGCGTTTTACGATTAACATCAATATTATCTCTCTCAACTTTAATCTTCTCATCGATCATTGCAATTTTTGCAGACACATCACCACTCACAAGACTTTGATCGTTATGTGCTTTAGAAAGATATCCAAAAATTCCTAATGATGTGATGAACATTAGAATCATAACTGCTACTGTGAAATAGTATTTCAAGAATCTTGGTGCAACTGACCAATTCTTGTACGCCCATGATGCGGCAATGAGTTTAGAAAACTCAAGCGCACCACCCATGATTGCAATTGGGATTGGGCTAGCCGCAAAGATAGCCATCAAGCCAATGACTGAATAGTATGCGGCAATAGCAGAAAGAGATATCGCACTCAATAATGTAATCAAAGCAAATAGCATAATTATCCTCTAGTCAATGCCAACACCTTATCAATTTGTTCTTGAATTTTTGCTGTGCGATTTGGCCAGTAAATATATTCTTTTTCTGGATTCTTCATCAAGTTAACTAGTAATGGCATAATGAGTTGTTCTAACTCTTTTAGATTTGCTTTCACTTCTGTTGTCATATTTTGGCGTTCTGCATCAAGTCCTAGTTTACCTTGATTGTATAGTGCCAACATAGCATCTAGTTTCTCTTCTACTCGGTGTAGTGATTCTGAAGATTGCTCAACAGTTTCTCTAACAAGGATGGTATCTTCTAGCGTAGTTGGATCGGTGAGTCTAGTTAGTGTCGATTCATCAACAGCACTAAATCCAAAATCATCTTCTTTTCTAAATGCTAAGTACTCTGCGGGTATTGTTCTTGTTGTCATGCGAAAAAACTTTCCAATGAAGAAACACGTTCAGTCTTCCAACCAATTGTGTTTACAATTGTTTTTAATGGATCAAGATATGCTTTATCAAATTGAGTATCATAGTCGATGTACTTTTCCAAATTGAATTCTTTTGGTAGTACAGTCAATATAGAGAATACATTTTCTTGAACGGGATTTGGAACTTTCATGTAACAGAATTTAGTCTTATCACCATCCTGAATAAGTTGATACTTCTTAGTCAGTTTATACTTTTTCAGAAACGCATTGAACATTATCGCACCACGCACATGCATAGGTGTGCCCTTTGAATATAGTTCCGAACTACTTACGTATTTAGATAGTTCACTAACGCCTCGTGGGAATGCAATGTCTTCAAATGGAAGAGTTTTGAATTCTTGTTTGAATGATTCAACGAAAGTTTGAAACTCTGTTTCATTACCATTCATCACAATCTTCAGAGACTCTTTAATTTTATCACGACATGACATTGGTGTAGAAGACTTGACAGCTTCAATACCCATCATCTTCAACTTTGGTTCTGCAAAACGAACACCCTCAGAATCGTACACGTTTAGAATGTAACGCTTCTTTGCAGTCCAGATACCTTTGTTGGCAATCACTTCACGCTTCATCTGCATCTTCTGCTCAAATGAATTCATGTAGTCTGCTAGTTCTTGGTATGACTTGTCGATGAATGGTTCGAATTTTTCGGTACACGCTTTGTCAACGAAATCAACAATCGTTTCAATTTTCGTTTCACTTTTCGATCCGTAGACCATATGTACAAGCGGACCGAGATTGACGTATACAGAGTCCGTATCCGACGCAATAACATAATCATTACCTTCAGTTTTCAATAGTTTGTTTAGATAAGCATTCAACTTCTTTTCAATCCAGCGAATAGCAAGTTGACCAGACAGAGTGATTGCTTCTGCTTGTCTAGTGTCAAAGAATCTAAAGTATTGATTACCAAGAGCGCCATACGCAGAGTTCAATTGTACTTTCTTTGCTAACTGCAAGTTCTTGTACTTTGAAATCTGATTTGATATTTCACGTTTATGTTCTTTGTTTGTTTCTTTTTCGTAAGCCTTCTGCGCTTCAATCATTTTCTTTTTGTACAATGAACGATCATCATACATGCGTTGCATCATAGCAGGTAAGAAGCCTTGTTTGTCTCGCTTGAAGTAATGCCCATTGGCTGCCATGCAATAGTCACCTTGTGCTTGATACTCACCATCTAGCAAATTATCAATAGAGATACTTGTGTGGCGACCTTCAACAATTGTTTCTGGTGAAATATTGTATTGCATAATCAAGTGTGGATACAAAGAGTTCAAGTCGAATGATACGACCCATTCATGCATACCAATAAGTGGATCTTTCACATAAGCACCAGCAAACTGTGAATCTTTTGATGTGTGAACATTCTGCGGTACAATAATATTCTGTTCAATCAAATCGTTATGAATCAAAGTATCCCACATACGCACCTGCGTGAACACATCGTTGTAATTAACTTTAGCATCGTATGCCAGCGCCAGCGCCATGTCAATCAATTGCATCTTCGCATCAATACGATCTACAAGTTCAACGTCATGGATGTTGTACTCAATAAACTTTTGAAAGTTTGTTTTGTACAATTGATGAAGACTTTCAACTTCAGAGTAGTCTAGTTTCTTTTCACCGAGTTCAAGATATGCAATGTGATTGAGACTAAAACTTTCTTGCTGTGAGTAAGTAAACTTTCTGTACAACTCAAGATAGTCAAGTGTCGCAATGCCTACAAATTCAAATATAGTTTGGGGCTTATTGTGATTTGTTATTGTTCGATCATTGATTCTATGAAATGGCGATAGACGATGTGCAGTATTATCGCCCATGAGTTTTGTGATACGATTGTTCAGATATGGAATATCAAAGAATTGAATGTTCCAACCAGTCACAATATCTGGAGATGTTTCTTCCCACATTTCAAGAAACCGCATGATGAGATTATTTTCATCACGGCACTTCGTATATGTTACGTCATCACGATTGTTATCATAGTCACCACAGCCAAAGACATAGAAGTGTCCAGCTATCTTAAACGTGATTGCAGTAATTGGCTCAGTCGCAGATGCAGGTTCGGGAAAGCCATTCTCAGAACCAACCTCAATGTCAATATTGGCAATCTTAATTTGTTGCGGATCATAATCTACTTTTCCTGGATATGCTTCGTTGATGTACACATAAGGAAAGTTTGTTGAACCGTAAACTTTAAAGTTGTCAACATCTTCATAACGTTTCATAAACTCGGTAGCATCACGCATTGTGCCCTGCGATACTGCCGCAAGCGATTGACCATCTAGTGTTCGATACTCAGCGTCTTTTGTTCCAGCAGGCAAATACAATGTTGGATTGTATTCAACCTTTTCGTTAAATCTTCTGCCGTCTTTGTAGCCACGAACAAGAATTTGATTACCAAGTTTAGAGAAGTGTGTATAAAATTTCATTAAATAATAATAGATTGTTTTTTAGGCATAACTATACCTGAACCGTATATCTCATTATACTTGTTTTCAATCTCTGGTGCAACCGAAACATCATATATTATATTGGCACGAAGGATATCTACCTTTTTCTGTTCGGAAAAGATAAGCATAGGTTGCATTTGAAGACTTGCTTTACCATTTGGTCCCATTGCGATTCCAAGCACACATGGATTTTCGATTGAAATTAAATCGCCACTACGTTCTGTAATGTTGCCAACAATTTCTTCACCAGTGCTTAATTTTAAAATTCTAAGTTCATTTTGCATAATATATCTCCATAATTAAAAATGGGGGCATTGCGCCCCCATGCTGTTATCTAAAACGCTCTGCTTTGTGTTTCTTTGCATCTTGAATTCCTTCAAGTAATGCTAAGAAGAATTGTTTCACTAATTTCATAACATATCATCCTCAGTCAAAAATTGCTTAGTAGATTTTTTAGTTTTAGATTCAGCATCTTTAACTTCAATCTTCTTAGGCTTCTTATGTTCTGGAATGATTCGTTCCAAAGCAATCTTCAACATGCCATTAATCAAAGCGGCATCTTGAATTTCGATTTGGTCATCAAGTGCGAATGTGCGAGTGAACGCACGATTAGCAATTCCTCTGAACAAGAAATTGTCTCCATCATCTTTTGTACTACCAGCAACAATTAGTTTGTTGTCTTCAAATGTGATATCGATTTCTTGTTTACCAAAACCAGCAACAGCAATTTCAATGACGTAAGTATTGTCACCAGTCTTGCGAATGTTGTAGGGTGGGTAGTTAGGAATATTCTTAGTAACGTCATCATGTATTTTTGCTAGTCGATTGAATTGGTCATCGAAGCCAACAAAGAATTTATCAAAGTCTTTGAATCCTGCACCGCCAAAGATAGCGGGTAATGGTGTGTGTCCCATATTATATCTCCTCTTACTTAGTTTTTGAAAACGCTTTTTTAGCGTCAAAAGTATATGCAGACATGCCAAGAGTTGTAAAAAACTTATTGACTTCTACTGCAACAGCTTTTGCGTAAAGTGTTTGCGCTTCAATGAAAGTATTGAGGGGTTTTGCAAGTTCTTCATTCTTAACGAATGTTTTGACGAATTGCGTTTTCGTGCCTTGAAAAGTATCGATAGCACTATTGATGTTATGTAACATAGTTTCTCCTATTAAGCGAGTTTAAAAAAATTGATACCCCGAAGGCGTATCATTAAAATCCTGCTTACTGAATACAGGGGTACCATATCGTTGTACCAGCGTTAGACGCTCCTAAGGTAGAAGAGCCATTAACGTTCCCATCCCTGAGATACGTTTATTTATAAGACTTTTAAGCCTGGCCAATCATTCTGCGTGAAACAAAATAAGTTGTATTACCTTCTGTGTTCATTGCTGTACGAACTTTATATCCGCACTGGCGCAAGTCGCTCATACGGGCACGAAGGTTTTTAACGCCAAACAAAGACCGTGCTTGTGGTGCAGAGATTCCACGACCAGTACCACGCAAGTACGATACCAAGAGTTCTGTCTGTGTTTTGCTAGAATTTACAAATGCCATTTTATATACCTCATCAATTAATGATAAAAAATTTACTAAGAATTATTTCTTAGCGTCTGTTTTAGCTTCCGCTTTATTAGCTTCTGCTTTTTTAGCCTCTGCTCTTTCGGCTTTCTCTTTTGGAGTAATCACTTTGGGACGTGGCTTCTCTTTAGAGTCTGCTGTAGGGGCAGGTGCTGGTGCTGTTGTTGCAGATTTATCGGCAGGTTTCTTTTCTGCTGGTTTGTCTGCCGCAACGGCAACTAGGGAGAGAGTAGTTAATGCTACTGCTATCAATGCTTTAATGGATTTCATAGAATCTCCTAATTTGTTTTGAGATAACATTATCTCATATTGTACAACGTTTGTCAAGTGATTAGCGTTGACCGGTAATCATCTTCTCTCTTTTTAGTTCCAATATTATATTTGGCAGTTAAGAGCCATTCATTTTTTTCTTTGTAAGATATGATTTTGATTTGAGACAATGGTGCAATTGGTTCTAATGGATTTTTAGAAACAATTTCAATCAGTCCCCATTCGGCCAATAGCTTTGCAATTGTGTTTCTTCTCGCTAAATCGTTCTCTTCAAAGTCAGTTGGTTTGCCATCTAATGCAAATAATTCTTTAAAATGTACAATATAATATTTACCTTTTTTGTGTAGAATATGACATGATTGGTATAGAGTTTTATCTTTTCTAGATGCTACACCTATTCTTGTCAATGTTTCTTTCACTTTAAGAAAATCGTCTTCCTGTTTTAATCTTACTTCAAGTAAGTCTTCAATGTTCACCGCCATTCTTTTTCTCCTTAGACTTCAAGCCACCTTTTTCTATTTTTTGTCGCATGATTTTAAGCTGGTCGGAGGTTATGAGATTCTGCACTTGTTTAGCTTTAGTATAACTATAGCCAAAATATTCTGAAATCACATTAATGTCCTCAACTATTTCATTCTTAAACCACTTGCTAAAGCGTTTTCGTGGTCTAATGGTATTTAGTAAATACAAAAATTGAGGTTTGTTGTCAAGTAAAT